CGACATCGCGCACATGACGCGAACCGGCCCGGAGCCTGTGTCCAATACGGCAGGGTTAATCCCTGCCACCGGTGACGCCGCGCCCACGGCATCCTCCTTTGGTTGGAGAATCGTCAATCAGCCAGAACTACTTGACCACCAGCGTGACCACGTTGGCGTCAGCTGCCGAGTCCACGCCAGCCTCACCCTTGCCCAGGCGAGCCGCCACGACAACCGTGTTGTTGGTCGCGTTGCTGGTCGCATCGGCCGCCGGGGTAACCGCCACCTGGAGGTACCGCTTGAGGGCCTTGGTGGTCAGGTTGAACCGAGTCACGTTGACCGTGGCCGTATTGGCCACAGCGCCGACCGTGTAGTCGGTGCCCTGCACCAAGCCGGTGATCGCGGCGTACGAGCCATCCGTGTCGGAGTGCTTGACGCTGACCACGCTCGGGGCCGAGGTGTTCGCAATCGACCGATAGCCCACGTCGATGCTCACCGCATCGAAGCCGAGGCAGTCGATGGCCACCGTGTGAGTGCCAGCCGAGGCAACGCCAGCGGCAGCGGACAGGCTCACGACGCTCTTCGTGTTCGCTACAGGGTCCATTGTTCAATCACTCCTTGTGGATGTCAGAAGGTCAGAGCTTGAGCGAGACGACCGGGCCGGCGGTGTTGGCGTCGCCGATGTCCGAGGTAACAACATCGAACCGGCACATGGCCTGGAAGTACGTCTGATCGAACTCGATGTAGCGGTCGGTCGAGGCCCGCACCGCGATCTGCGAACGCAGGCCGAAGTGGGTGCTCATCCGCAGGTCGCCGAACAGGGCAATCACCTGGTCGCTCGTCGGGGCCGTCCGCATGCTGTTGTTGAAATACACCGGGTAGCCCATGAACCGCTGCTCGCTGGCACCGGCCGAGAGCTCGGCGGCAGAGACACCACCGGCACCCAGCATCAGGGGCAGCATGCAGGTGCTGTAGACCTGCGGGGTCACGTACCAGCCCGCCGTCGCACGACTGTAGCTCGGCAGCTTGCCGATGGTCTCAGCGAAGTCATCCACCGTGATGGCCGAGAGATTGGCCTCGCCCGAGTCGACTTCGCCAGCCAGGGTCTCGTTCTCGAACCGCCACTGGATGCCACGGATGCCACCGTGAGTGCTCGTCCCGTCACCAGAAAAGCCGGCGTCGTCGATTTTGCGAGACAGGGCAAGCGCGAACTCCTGGGCGACCAGCCCTGCCAGATCCACGACCGAGTCTTCGATCAGGCTGTTGGGAACGCGGGTTGCCACGCGGCAATCCTTGGTGGACAGCAGCACGTTGTCGGTCGCCATGTCGCTGGCGGTCGTCTCGCTGTTGTCGCTCACGAAGTACGCCGTGTTGCCGCCGGTCCGCCGCGGGATGTAGAGCGTGTTGCTCGACATCGGGATCACGTTGGCCTGCTGCGGGATGGACGAGAACGAATCGACCAGCCGGATCACGGTGGCCGCAAAGGACTCGGGGATCAGCGTCCCGCCCTTGGCGTTGTCATTGCTCGACAGCGCCCGGCTTTCGACGTTCCGCTCGTACCAGGCACGATCCTCGGTGCGGCCGAGCAGGTAGCCCCGGATCCAGCGGCCACAGACCTCGGCCTCGTCGGCCGACGCGAAACCACGCACCCGGCCGATGTGCTGCACCTTGCGGGTGACGGGAGCTTCGGGCTCCACGGCCACCGGCTTGGCAGTCGCGGCCACCTTGCCACGGAGCGACGCCACCTTCTCGGCGATGGCGGTCTCGACGGCCAGCCGCTCCTCGAGCTCGGTCGCCTCGGCGCTGAGCTTCGCAACGTCGGCCGCCTGGGCCTCGGTGCGATCCTCAACCTTGGCCAGGTCGTCGAGCAGCGCGGCCACAGCGGCGGCGCGGTCTTGAAGCTTGTTGAGCGAAGCGGCCATCCTTGGCACTCCCGTAGTGGGTGACAGATCCGTGTCTGTCGTTCACGCTACGAGACGAATGGCACTCAGCCATCAAGGTTGTTTGTACGGTACAAAAGACCGACGCCACACATGCAGCGCAGCGACAATGGCTTTGGTCTTGTAGTCGCACGCCTGGCACTCCAAATACCGCACCTGACGCTGCTCGTCGAGCGGGTGGCTAGAGCGTGTACGGATGCGTCCCTTGCCGCACTTCGGACAGGGATCACCGGGCTTTGCCACGCATGAAGCTCCTGAGTCGCGCGGCTCGCAGCCGCATGGATGCCTTAAACACGTCGGGTCCGCTCGCCGAGTGTGGCATCGACTCAGGTGTAACTTGCTCCGCAAGCCAAGCCTGGAACGAACGCATGGCCACTGCTGCTGTCGTGCTCAAATACGCCGGCTGTACCACCGGCCCCAGTTCGTAGATCGTGGCGGCCCTCACCTCGCGGATCGCACGGCCGCCTTCGTCGGTCACGAACGCCTCGCCGCCCTTGTCCACGCTAAACGTAAACGACGAGCCCTTCACGTCCCGACGCGAAATAAGCTCGACGATGTCGGCCCGGGTGGCCGGCGGCGTGACGATGTAGCCAACGCCCTTGTCGTCCGAGAACACCTCGAGCGTGCCGCTCGACTCCCGGCCCAGCAAGATGTCGGGGTTGTGGTTGTAGTAGCTCACCAGGTCACTGCGGCCCCGCTGCCGGTTGAGCACCCCGTCGAAGGCTCCCGGCATGATCCGCTCGCGGAACCCGCCCAGGTCCACGCTGAGTCGGTTGTAGACGACGGCGTAGCCCTTGATGACCGGCCGCCCATCGGCGCGGGTCTCAATGACCAGCTCGTCGTCGGCCTCGAACGGCATGTCACGCTTTTCGATGATGCCTTCCATGGCATTGCTCCTGTCGCCTTCTCGGTCCAGTTCTGCCACCTTGCGGGCCGCGAACGACTGCCCGGCGTCACCGCCCCACAGCAGCCACGCCACGAATCCCGGCGTCTCCTTGCCCGCGTCATCCCAGCCCGGCCTGCGGTCGGACTCGTGCCGGGCAAACCAGGCATTCATCTCCCGCACCCAATCCTCGTTCATCTGCTCGCGTCGGCTCAGCCGGCCTGCACGGGCCACGGTCTCCGGCTTGAGCCCGTCGCCGCTCTTGCCCTCTTCGTGCAGCCTCAGGCCACGCTTGGCGGCCGAGGCCATGCCCTCCGTGGGAGTCAGGTCAACCGCCATCGGAGTCACCCTCCTCGTCCTCGGGCTCGTCCTCTGGCTCCGGTGCCGGCGGCTCGGCGGCCGGCGCGGCCGGCTCCTCGGGCCCCTCGCCTTCAGGCATCGGCCCCATGTTCTCCTTCAGCCGCACTTCTTCGGGCGTCATCCACCCATTTCGAACGGCAACCTCATACGCCTGGTAGCGGGTCGTGATGTCGCTCCGCAGCAGGCCCTCAACCAAAAACTCGGCATACAGGTCGTCATCGTCGCCGAGGATGTCCCGCTCAATGGCACCTTCGATGCGACGCAGCCACGGCTGGATGGTGAACTTCTCAAAGCTCACCATCTCGCTGGCCAGGTTGCCCCAGGTGGCCCGGCCCAGCTCCTGCACCATGTGGGGCGGCATCTTCCAAATCCTGCACACGGCCAGCAGCGACTGCATCCACAGCTCGGCCAGCTGGCTCTCCTGGTTGGTGGCCGAGACGGTATCGACCTTCAGGCCGTTGGAGAGCACCGCCACCTCGCCTGCCCGTGACGGGCCGCGGTGCCTGTTGTTCCACTGCTCACGCAGCTGCTCACGCACCTCACGGGGCAGGGCCTGCTCAGTGTGCAGCACTACGCCCGGCTGGGCGTTATTCCGGTAGAAGGTGGCGGCGTACTGCTCAAGCGACCGGGCCAGGCTAATGGCGTCCTTGCCCACGTCCACCGGCACCGCGCCGTTGACGCCGTCAAACGACAGCCACCGGACGTGCATGATCTGGTCGTCGCGGTACACCACCTGCTGCCCCGTGCCCGGCTTGCGGTACAGGTACGTCAGGGTGTGGTCATCTTCCTGCCGCACCTCCATGCCAGACGGGTGCAGTGGGTGCAGCTCGGTCACGCTACCGCGGGCACCGGGCACCTTCAGGTTGTAGGCCGAGCCGTAGAACCCAAGGTGCAGGCACATGCCCTCCACCCACTCGTAGCGGGTCTGCCACGAGTTGGGCCGCTTGGCAAGCACCCGGTGCAGCGGCAGGTCCTTCGCCCGCACGGAGTCGGCGTCGCCCGACCGGCGGTACAGGTGCAGCGGCAGGCTTGCGACGGTCTCGGCCACCACGCGAGCACAGGCAAACCAAATGCCCGTCTTCATCGCCGTCTCGGGCGTGACCCGCACGCCCTGGTCGCCGGCGAGCATCACCAAGTCGTCCCAACGGCTCGTGCGTTCCTCGAGCCACTTGATTTCAGGGACGGCGGTCTCTGTGCTCATACGCTCACCAGAAGGATATTTCCGGCATCTCGCTCGGCTTTTGCTGCTCGCCCATGTGGATGCCGCACGACATGGCCAAGGCCACAGCCCCGTCAATCCGCTCGGTGCTCTTGGCCTTCGACAGCTTGACGTTACCTGCCGGGTCCATCTGGACGGCCGCGTTACCTAGTTGCCAGCCTAGCAGCCTGTTTCCCGCAAGCCGCAGTTTTCCGTCCACGAGCAACGCCTCAAGACTCTTGGTGGGTGAGCTCATCGACGCGAAGCCCTGGCCAAACATCACGACCGGCAAGCCCTCGCCGGCGAGCTGCTGCGCCAGCATCGTGGCGTTCCACCTGTCGATCCCCAGCCCGCGGCAGCGGTGCTTCTCGCAGAACGCCATGATGTCTCGCTGGATGACGCCGTAGTCGGTGCTGCGGCCGTCCGTAATGGTGAGCCACCCGTCCCGCGCCCATTGCGAGTACGGCACCCGGTCCTCCTGCTCCCGCTTCGTGGCGTTCTCGCCCGGGATCCAGAAGTGAGCGTAGACATCGACGTGCCCGTCATCGGCCGGGAACCACGCCACAAAGGCCGAGGTGTCAAACGTGCTGGCCAGGTCAAGCCCCGCCCAAAACTCCCGGCCCTCGAGCGGCTCCGGCGGGCCGCCCATGCACGCCTCAATCTGGTCGGGCCGCACCCACTTCACGTCCGTCGTGGTCGGCACGTTCAGACGATACCGCAGGAACGACGAGAGCTTCGTGGCCGAGTTGGCCGCCTCTCGGCAGTCAGCCGCAAACGACTCCTCACTGATGGTCTCGCCGAGCGACGGGTTAGCTTTGTGCCACACCTTGGAGCTTTGCCAATCGTCCTCGCGGTCGGCAGCGTAGATGCACCCGAAAAACTGCGGGTCAAAGGTCGGGTCGGCGATGCACCGCTCGGCGTAGTCGTGCTGCTCCCACCACAGGTGCGACTTATTGAACTCGCCAGCCGTCGTAATGCTCAGCACCAGCGGCTGACGCCGGGCCGCACCGCCGTACCGCAGGGCATCCCACAGCCGGCGGTCACCGCGCTGGGCGTGCAGCTCGTCGAACAACAAGCAGTGAATGTTGAGCCCCTCGGCCCGGAACGCATCGGCCGAGAGCACCCGGTAGAACGAGTTGCTCGCTCGGTGGATGATGCTCTTGCGGCTATCCACCACCTCAAGCACCTTGCTCAGAGCCGGCGACGAGCGGACCATCGACGCCGCCTCACGGTAGATGATGCCCGCCTGCTCACGGTCGCTGGCAGCGCCGTAGATCTCGGCCCCCGGCTCGCCGTCCGCCAGGAGGACGTACAGGCTGATGCCGGCCAGCATCGTGGACTTCCCATTCTTCTTGGGAATCTCGATGTACGCCTGGCGGTATTGCCGCGTGCCGTCCGGTTTCAGGCGGCCGAAGATTTCACCCAGCACGTACTTCTGCCAGGGCAGGAGCGTAAACGGCTGGCCCGCCGTCTGGCCCTTGGAGTGCTTAA